CCATTGCTTCTTCTCCTTGGTTGTCGGACTGGTCGTCCAGGAAAGCCGCGAATGCGGCTACCGCATCGTCGAGCGAACCGATGGAATCGGCGAACCCAATCGATACTGCTTGCGTGGCGGTGTAGGTTAGCGCCTCGGTGTCCCGAACCGCCTGCTCCTCCATCGCACGGCCCCGTGCCACTGCTGACACGAAGACTGCGTAAAGCTCGTCGATGCGAGCCTGAATGCGGGCTTTGACATCGTCGGCGAGCGGTTCCGTATAGTTACCGTCGACCTTGTGCTTGCCCGCGTGAATGAACGTGATCTTGATGCCTGCTGCGTCGAGCGCCTTGGACAGGTCAATGTGGCTCGTAACCACGCCGACTGAGCCGACGCCGCCGGTGCGGCTGACTGCAATATGATCTGCCGCCATCGCCATCGCATAGGCTGCGGAGTAAGCTGCCTCGTGCGCAAAAGCGCGAACCGGCTTCGACTTGACGGCGAGCATCTTGTCCAGCGCATCGAAGCAGCCGGCGACCATGCCACCAGGGCTGTCGATCACCAGCGCAACCGCCTTCACGTTGGCGTCCGCCATGCCGCGCTCGAACGCCTTCTGAATGTAGATGTAACCCGTCGCCCATGATCCGAAGGCGTAAGGGAAGTTGTGCAGCAGCACGCCTTTTACAGGAATGTGCAAAATGCCGTCTTTGACCACGTACGGCCGCAGCATCGCGAGGAAGCTATTTGGGTCGAATTGCCAGAAGTCTTCGTCGGTCTGCGCTTGCTCGGTCAACAATATGGTGGCGTGCTCGGAAGCAGCGACGGCTTCGAGGCACGCGCGGAATCGCTCGGTCTGCGTCGGCTCGATGAGAGCCGGCTCACCCGCGAAACGAGCCATGAGCGGATTCGTCATCGTCATTGCTTCGCCGCTTTCTTGTTCGTGTCTGAGGGCGTGTCGTCGGGGTTGTTGTCGTTCGACTGCGTGGCCGTTGGCGCCACTTTCGGTTCGAGACCGGGCAGCACGAGGCCGAGCGTCTTGCGCATCTCCTGCTCGCGCTGAATCTGGCGGAAGACCTTGCGCCAATCCTTGCCGAGCCGCGCGAGTTCGTCTTCTGCGGTGGACAGGCCGGCGTTGATCTTGGCGATCGCCGCTTCCGTTTCCTTCTGCTCGTCGATCTGGCCGCGCGACGCGCCGATCCACTCACAGCGCGAGATCGCATCGAAATTGAGGTTGAGACGGCCGAACCGGCTGCCGCTCTGCGGGCTGTAGAGCGAGGGCATACCGCGGCGCTTCACCGCCTCGATCTGGCCTGTGTTCATCGCCTCTTCGAGCCACAGGCGGTAGATATGCGAGGCGAACCGGTCGGCAATCGCCTTCTTGCGCGACTGCATGAACTTCCAGGTCTCGACCATCGCAGCGCGGGCAGAGGAATAATTCGTGTTGGTGTAGTCGCGTGCCAGTTGCTCGTAGCTGACGCCGAGCGCAGCCGCGATGTAACGCAGCAGCGACTGCTCGAACTCGGTGCCGAGCGGACCGTTGCTGCCGGGAGACAGCAGTTCGAGCTTTTCGCCGGGGTAGAGGCGCGGGATCTTGACGCCGTCGATCTGCAGACCCTTGCCGCTGCTGACATATTCGGCGACCGAGCCGAGGTAACCTTGGCAGTAAGAGTCGATCGCCGCCTGCATCGCTTCGGGTGATGCGGTGCCTCCGCCTAGCGCAGCGAAGACCTCATTGGGCGGACGCTCCGACGTGATCGCAGCGGCGTAGAGCGCCTGCGTCACGGCGTTCTGCACCTGGATGTCGCGGAACGTATGCGTGATCTTCATCGCCTTGAGGGCGCTCGCCATCTCGGTGATGCCGCGGGTCTGCTCGGGGCGCTGAGACTCGAACAGGTGAATGACCTGTATCCGGCCCCAAGGCTTGCGGATCGGAATCTCCTTCCACTGCGGAAGGCCGAAGGGCTGCGGACCATAGTCGGCCCAATGCTGCGTGCGGATCTGGTAGGCGATCGGCGCGCCGCGGCTGTTGAAACGGACGCCGGCACGAATGTTCGGGTCCATCATCGAAGATGGATCGTCCATCCGCGTGCAAAGGCGGTCGATCTCGACCATCTGAATGGCCGTCGAGAAGGGCGCGCCGTCATCGGTGATCCACTCGGCCGTCGCGAGCACTTCGCCGCCGAGGAGATGAACGCCGACAGCGAGACGGATATGCGCCGTGAAATTGTTCAGCCGCGCCGCGTCGACCCAACAGTCAGGAGAATCGGAATAGAGTTCCCACTTCTCCTCGACTTCCTCCTGAAACGCTTCTTCCCAGGCGTCGTCCTGCTTACCGAACAGCACGCGCGACGAGGGGCGCGCGTTCAGCAGATAGTGCGCGCCGACGATGTTGTCCTTGTGCAGCTGCTGGCCGCCCTGGACGAACGCGTCGTTGCGCATCATGTCGCGGGCGCGGCCGTCGACCACCTGCTTCTCGGGCAGGATGTCAGCGTCGGCTGACTGCAGCGGCGACGACCAAAGTGCGATCACGCTGTTTTCGCGGTCAGCAGCTTCCATCGGCCCAAGCGCGAGATCGCTCCCTGCGACCGGTGGGACCGTGACCGGCGCAGGGAGCGCTGCACGCGCGGAAGGGGAACCGCCGCTGAGCAGTTCGTCAAATTCGCTCATAGGTAGAACGGCCTCAGAGGACCGCTTTCCGTACCAGCGATCTGATCCTTCAGAGATTGAATGTAGCGAGCGAGCTTGCCCGAGTTCGCCGCCGTGTAGCGCACCTGCTCGCCGTTCGCGTCGCGGAATTCCGCCACCGAAGCGCCGGTCATAAGTTTATGGAACGCCGCCTCCGCTTCATCGAGGCGCGTCTGCAGAACAGCGATCTCTTCGGCGGACAGGGGCATCCGCGCCTAAATCGCACGTAATGGTGGGTTATGCAACCGTTTAGTGAATTCAGTCCAGCTTGTCAAGCGCAGGTTGAACCGTTCATTCAATGATAGAAAGGAGGCAGCAGCCGGTGGAAGCGCGTACGGCGGACACGCGAATGAACGCAGAGCTTTTCAAGCGCGGGAGGACTACGCAGCACCGGACTGCCGAGCACGGGGAAGCCCGCGGTGATGTCGAGAGGAACGAGCGGAATCGCTACATTCGGATCGGCCAGTGCAGGACTGCCGAGCGTCGGCACGCCCGAGTCAATGGAGAGGGGCGCCATGACGTGCAACTGACCCAAGGCGGGAGAACCTAGCACCGGAGCACCCGAGTCAATGGATTGCGCTGAGATCGCGTGGTTCTGCACGATGTCCGCGGATGAAAGAACCGGCGAGCCAGCGTCGATCGAAATCGGCAACAAGACATGCGCTTGAGAAAAGGACGGCGCGTCGAGCGTCGGGGTTCCAGCGTCCAGGGCGGGAGCGCCAAGCGCATTAGTCTGCGCGAACGACATCCCATCCAGCGTAGGGATTCCGGCATCGACGCCGAGCAGCACCAGATCAACCGTCACGACCGAGGAAAAGGACGGGGAGTCGAGTGTCGGTGCGCCGGCATCGATCGCTAGCGGAGAAAAGGAGTGCGTCTGGGACACGACTGCTGCATCGAGGAGCGGAGCGCCCGCCGATGTATCGGTTAACGATAGCGCGTGAACTTGAGCGAGCGTCGGTGAGGCGAGCGTCGGGGTTCCGGCGTCGACACCGGATCCACTGAGCGCGTGAATTGTCGAGAAGGCCGGCGTGTCGAGCGTCGGCGTTCCTGCGTCGATTCCGTTCAAGCTGAGCGGCGTTGTCGTGACAAGCGGCCGAATTGCGATGGTCACAGCCGACCATGAGCCGGTATTCGTCGATGTCGAACCGCCGAACGCTGCCGGGTCGAACGAGCCGGATGTCCAATCGGTCTTGAGTGCCAGGCCAATGTTGGCGTCGTTGGTGGTTGAAGTGATGGTCGCCGAGCGGAAATGGTTGGTGACCGTCGACATGCCGGTCGGATTGGTGAACACAGCCCCGGCAGCCACTGCGGCACCGGCGAAGACAGCAATCAACGCGCCTGGTGTAACAGGTGTGATCGCAGCACCGTTGGCGATTCCGGTGTTGATTCCGCCGGTGGTGACGACAGCAACATCCTCGGGTGTCGTAGCGTCGGCACCGCGGACAACTAGAATGACGTATGCAACTCCTGCCGTGGTGGCGTCCGATGCAGGGATGGCGACGCTGGTATCAGGCGTCGCCCCCATCTTCTTCCGGCTGACACGGAAGTTGCTGTCGTTGCTGTCGTTTTGGTAGTCGTGCGCGCCGAGACCGCTGTAGCCTGACGGAACTAGGACATCGGCACCGCCCGCACTGGTGCGATTGACCGTGCTCGCATTCTCGACTGCGACATAAACCCAATCGCCCGCCTGAAGCGTCGGGACCTGATTGTTGGAGTCCCGAAGGTTCGAGAAGGCGACACTCTGCGCGCTCGTCGCGGCATGGGTGCCGACATAAGTGCCGACAATGCTGATCGCCACGGCGGGATCGCTGCCTTATGCAGGCGACGGAATGCCGATGTCGATCGCGCCGGTGCTGAACTTGTTGCCGCTGGTCACCAACTGCGCAGCTGCCAGATCCCCTGCGGCAAGCAACCGCGTGCCGTCGATGATCGCATAATACTGCGCGTCGTCTGTGCTGCCGGTAGAGGTCGCGGTGATGTCGCCATCGGTGATCGCGGCCACGGTGACTTTCCGACCGGTCGGCGAGCGGTTCGCAGGAGCACCGATGCTCGGGCTGGCCTTGTTGCCGACTGAGTTGGAAATCGCCGCCGCACGCGTCGTCGGCGCGGTGTGACAGATATGGAGCACGGTCGACGTGGCATTCGTCAGCACATTCAACCCGCTGTCGAGAACGTCAGGATGGAGATAAGCCATTAGGGTGAACTCCCTTGCAAGGAAGAGTCGCAAGGATTACACTAATCGGTTGGCGGCGTCATCACAAAGTTGATTTTCAACCTAAAGCAAGGTGTCGCCGATGTCCTTGAGCGATTTGCGCTCGGTCTTCGCCTCGTACGGCGCTGGAGCACCTTCGCCGGTAACGAACTCGTTGCTCTCCCATGGCCCTGCCCATGACGGCGGCTTCTCCCAGAAGCCTGCAACGTGCGCGCGAATGTCCGGATGGCTCAACAGCGCGATGCAGTAGGACAGCAAGTCGAACGCTTCGTTGCGACGCCGGCTCGGATTTTCCCATCCCTTCGCGGTGCGGACCTCGGTCGTCAACTGCGTGTAGAGCCAGTCTTCCGCCCAGGCGGGGAAATGGACTGCGCCGCCAGCTTCCTCGCGGCCGAGCATGTTAGACGCCTGATCCTTCACGATGTTCGAGTTGATCAGGTAGACGGGAACGTCGCCGCGGGCGATCGCCAGCTTGTCCTTCTGCTGCGCGTTCGGATAGGTGAGCCGCAGCGGTGCTGTCTCGGTCCGGCTCGGTGCGCCCTTCAGCAAATGGAAGCGCCGATGCAGGTCATCGCCGCGGGCGCGCAGCCGACGATAAAAGTCGTAGGCATTCGCCGTCACGCCGTCCGCGCCGCCGGAGTCGCAGCCAACGATCTTGATGTGCATCTTGCGGCCGCTGCCGTCGCCGAGCGGCACGGTGCGCTGCAGCACCTGCTCGATCAGCAGGTCCCAATCCTCGGGGTGCGACGCCGGATCGATCAGGTGATGATCGCCGTCGCCGTCGACCCGCTTCGATTTGCGGATCTTGAACATCTCAACATGCCAGATGTCGTTGCCGCTGACGAGATAGACGTGAACGACGAACGACGGCTTGCCTCCCGCCTGAACGTCGACGGTCGCGACGAGGAAACCGCCTCCGGCCTCGACCGGAACGACCGGCGCCTCAGCGCTGCCGCCCCAATCCTGCGCGCGGCGTTTCAGTTCCTCGGGGAGCCGGCCTGCTTCGAGCACCTTGGGGACGTAGGCGTCGCCTTGGTCGACGTTGGTCGTGGTGGTCAGCGGCCCTTCGTCGCCGGTGCGCTCATACGCTTCGAGTGCTACCAGGTAGCGGTGAACCAGCAGCTTCCAGTTGGTGAAGCCTGCAGCCGGTCCGAACATCCAGAAGGATGCGATGTCCGAACGCCGCGGAGTGCCGACAATCGAACCGTCCGGCAGCCACACCTGCCCCTCCTTGATCCAACGACCGCCAAGGTTGAGTTCGTGCTGCATGTCCGGCGTCATCGGGAAGCCATCATGCGGGCAGACCAGCACGACCTGCTCTGCGGCGTCCATCGGGTCTGCACTGTTCGGCCACTGCAGCAGCTTGAAGTGGGGCTGGAACGACTCGTTGCACTGCGGACAGCGCCAGTACCAGCGGCGCCGGTCGCCGCGGTTGTAGATTTGCACGATGCCGCCACCGGTCTTCTCGTCGCCGGTGGGAGGGCCTTCGTGCGGAGTCTTCGGGAGCCACTTCGCGTCGTTGACAGGGAAACCTGGCGACGCCTCAACGCCCGTCATCGCATAGCGGCCGAACGTGTCGCCGCGCTTCTTCGTGAGATCGAACGGGTTGCCTTCGCCGTCGACGTTCTGCGGCATTCGGTCATAATCCATCAGCCAGCTGCGCGGGATGGTCTTGCCCGAGAGGTTATTGATGGTCGGCCAGGTGATGCCCAAGCGCATCCCGCTGAGGAAGTGCTTGTCGAAGACGTTATCGTTCTGCCGACCGGGAGTCATGCGCTTGCGAAGCTCGGGGCTGTTGCGAATCGCCTTGGCGAGGTCGGCCTGCGACCATTCGCGCGCGGTATGCTGCGCCATGTGAACGATCATCATGTCCGCCGGATCCATGATCGCCGTCGAGCACAGCCAGTTGATGAACATCGCCGACTTGCCGGTACGCGCCGGCCCGAGGAACGCCATGCCCGTATAATCGAGGCTGGTCAGCACATCCATCGGCTCGCGCAGGTACGGTGTCCGGTCGAGACTGAACGGCCCGACATGCTGGCCGGGATTGTTGACGATGTGATAGCGCTCGGCGGCCTCACTGACCGTGATGCGCTCCGGCGGTCGCACCGCATCGGCGGCCGCGACGATCATCTCCTCAAGCGAGTCAAAGAGGGTGATTTCCTCCTTGGTGGTCGGGTGAATGACGGTGTGCATTACGCCGCAGCGCCCTCATCCTCATCGTCATCGTCGCCCAACATCTCGTGCTCGATCGCCGCGAGGCGGCTGCGGGTCTGCCGCTTCTTCGGCTCCTCCATCAGCATGTCGTGGAGTTCCGAGTTGAACACGTCGACCATGGTCGAGAGCTTCGCCAGCTGCTCGTCGGACAGCGCCGAGCGCATATTCTCGACCCACAGCTGCGAATGACTCTTGATCGTCATCGCCATGCGGCCGAAGACCTCCAGCACGTCCTCGGTCGCCCAGGCTTGGCCCGCCTCGATCTCGAACTTCAGCTTGATCCGCTTGGCTTCCCAGAACGTCTTGTTGATGGCGTTCGGCATGTCCGCCGGGTTCAGGGTCGCGAGATACGTGTCGATGTCCATCTTCGGCTTGAGAAGATGTTCGCACGCAGACTTGAAATCGTAGAGCGGACGCTTCTGCTTCTCGCCGCCGGCGTAGCCGACCGGCTTCAGGCGCCGCAGACGACGGTTGACCGTCATCGTGTCCATGACGAAGACCCGCGCGAGGAAATTCTGCGACACGGGCATGTGGAAGACGCGTTCGTCGATCAGCGTGTTGCCCGATGCAGCAGACTTCATGGCTGCCTGCATCGCCGGCGTCGACCAGAAGTCTTCTTCCTCGCGCTCCTGCTCGGCGAGGCGGGCTGCGACTTCTTCTTTTCGGGGACGGCCGGGACCGCGCTTCCGTTTGGGCGGAGCGTCAATTAGCTCATCGAATTCGCTCACAGGTCACCGATCTCCGCTCTCATTGCGCGATCGATCAGCCATTCGCTGAGACGCAGAAACAGGTGGCCCCAACCGAGGCAGCATTCCGCGAGCATCGTGTAGAATGCGCTCATGGACCGTGCGTCACAGGCCAACCATTGATGTGGCCGAGTTCGTGGCAGAGCAGTTCGTCATACGAACCAGGATGCATCGGATAGACGCAGGGATTGGGCATGATGATGTGTCCGTCCCTTGCAATGCACGCGTACAGCCTAGATCCTGCAGGCGTGTCTTTGGTGCGGCAAAGCTGGTTGATGTGCCGAGGCGTCTCAAACTGCACCGTTGCGTGCGTGTTGCCGCGAAAGCGATCAGGAGGCGGACTCGTGCCAATGAGCAACCCGGTCGCAACAGTGGCAAGAGCAAGCCAGAAGGACATGCCGCGAGGATACTCGCGTCGGTGTATAGTTTCAACCGTTTATTGAAAGTTGGGGACAGTCTCACTGTATGGTTGCATTGGCATGTCCCAAAAGGTTCGCCAAATGCGAAGGGATGCTAAGGGGAGAAACAGGTCGTTTTGGGATGGTTCGCCAAATAACCCATTGATTTACAACAAAATGGTGATTCCGGCTCGGGCCTCCACCTACGCCGAAAAACTGTTCTAATTCAATCGCCTAAGTCTTTTGTTTGGCGAACCGAAGAACCATGGTTCGCCAAATCCCACTCGGCCAAACGGGTGAGGGCGGCACCAGCGAGCTTCTTCTGATTGGCGTCCTTAACGTAGGTTGCAACCTCTCGATCCTGACTCCAGTTACCCGCAGCTTTAAGCTCCTGCTGCGTCGCCTCGACGTGATCTACCAGTTGGCGTGCGGTCGACTTACGGACTCCATGAGCAGTGCAATGCGGCAGGCCGGCGGCGACGCACTGCTTCTTGAACCAGTTGCTGAAGCCCTTCTCGGTGAACGGCTTGCCGAACTGAGTGACGAGCAGCGTTTCGGTGCCAATGACCGTCATTGCCTCGATCGTCTCGGTTAGCTGCGCAGGCTCTGGCACCCAGGAATACTTGTCTGTCTTCTCATTCCAGATTTCGATGTGGCCGTTCTTCCGCTGTTTCGGACTGAACGTTCTCGCGTCACCGCCGCGCTGCAGTGTCCAGCGCAGAAGCTCAAGTGCCATGCGCGCCTTTGTGCCGACAGGATGAGTGGCGCGGAACTGAGCGATTTCGTCATCGCTCCAGGTATGGAAACCCTTTGTCTTCGGAACAGCTGGAGCATCTGCCAACTCGACTGGATTGACGGTCATTCCTTCATATCCGATCACCTTTGCCGAGTGCAGCTTCATCGCCAACTCGAACAGGCGCCGCAGCAATTTCCGAAGACGTTGAGCCGCAAATGGGCCGCCTGAGTTGCCATTCTTTTTCGCCTTGGCGACCAAGATGGTTTCGACATTGCTGAAGCGCATTGTCGACGCGTGAAGCGTACCGAACCTGCAACGAAAATCCTCAATGATCGCTCGGTTCTTCGTGCGCGTGCGCTCGGAGGCCGAATTGAAGTCGGCGCTCCCGTACCAACGCATCACGAGGTCGTCGATCGTTCCAGGCTTTGCTCGCGGCGTGTCATTGGCAGGCACCTCGCCAGCAGCGACCCGCTTATATTCCTCGCTCGGATGCCGCGGTGTGCCAGGATGCCCCTTGAAGTGGTAGGTCTTCGCGCCTGTCTTGCGATAGCGGTAGCGGCGCTTCCCGTGTCGATCTGAATAAGCTGAAACGTGAGGCGGCAGCTTCTCTATGTCTGAAGGGCGGCGTCCCATTCGTTCGGTCCTTCTTCCCCTATACCGCTAGCAACAGCGGCACCGACCACGCCAATCAATCGTCCCGTAACAGGATCCACCTCAACACGGGCCAACTGCACGCCGGCCTTCTCGGCTCCCTTGAAGAAGCGCGTCACATCGGACTGGCGAAAGCGGGCTGGCTTGGTCACTCCCCATGTTTCGTGACTCCGGATTGAAAAGTCAACTGTTTGTTGAAACTAGTCTGCCTCACCTCGACGAACAGCAGCAACTGCTTCCTGAAACTCTGACGGAAAACCGGTTGCTTTCGGAGCCTTCGCATCTTCGCTACGGTCTACTCCCTCCAGACCGGCAACCAAGCCGAGCAACGGCACGTCCAAGAAGTTGCTGAACGGGATGTGCAACTGAGCGTCATGGTCATTGCCGCTGTAAACATCGACGAGCACGTGAGTGTCAGTTACGTGATTGCACATGCCCATGCGTCGGTCTTCGAGCATGACAGGCAGCGGCGTAGGGCTGTCGGCCATGAGATCGAGGAAAGACTCTCGGTCGTACTTCTTCACGCGTCTTCCCCTTCCAGAGCCTCAATGTTTTCCCACACCTCGCCGGTCCAGTAGCCGACATGCGTCGCTTCCTCGCTGTCGATCGCATCGGCGAGCGCGATAGCATGGCGATTCTCGCAAGGCGTGACGGGGCGCCAGCTGTCGCCGTCGCGAACGATTCCGTACCAGCCGTCAACCATGCTTAATCACGCGCCTCCCTGTGTTTCAGTCTCCAAAAACCTGGGACGCCAACTCGCTTTGCTAGCTTGTAAGCCTTGGCCTCAGTCTGAATCGGCCATGACACATCCTGGTAGACGATGACCGCTTCAGCTTCTGGCTTCGGCACAGTGAATGCAAAGACCATTGTCACGCCTACATTTTCCCCTTTATCGACTCAACGAATCGGACCTACAACTTTCAACCGCTTCAGTCAACTTAAAGTTGAATTGACGCTGCAGCGCACAACAAAAAGGGCGGCAACCGAAGCCACCGCCCTTTTCCGCGTCGCGTAACTCCCCTTGTTCTTAAAGCCG